GTTTCTGCCATCTACAGCAGCAGTACCTAACCATTCATCTGCTGCCTGAATACGTAAACGTGTAGCCATATTACCAAAGAATGGGTGCCGCAGTAGCAATCCTACTCGTGCAATAATAATGCGATCAAGTACTTCTACACGCATTTCTTCCAGCTCTTCTGGAGTAATATCTGGATTTGGCTCCCAGTTTTTAAGTTTAGTTTGTGTATCTTTAGTAGCCATGTCTCACCTCTTGTAAGCGTTATACAGTTAATATAACATATTTACTATTAATGTCAACCTTTAAATAGAATAATGGGCAGTCGAAACTGCCCATTATGTACCAACTTAAACCTGTTGCGCTGCCTTAATATACTTACCAAAGCGATTGTGGAATTCATCAAAGCATTCAACTTCGTCTGGATCGATAGGAAGTGCATATTGCGTAAGAGCAAGTTTAATACCCATAACAACTAGTTCAGTGTCAAAGTTATCCATTGCAAAGCGTAGGAAGTTATTAACTTTGTCATCAAACTTTTTGTCATTTTTATCAGATGCTTCTTTAAGTTCGTAGCAGAGTGAAACTGTTAAGGAATACATGGCACTGATTTCTTTAGTTTTTAGCTCTTTTACTTTACCTGCTAGAATATCTGTTGGGTTTGGCATACTTGCGGCAACCTTGCGATGAGCCATAAACTTAACAGCAAGACCTTCGCCTACTGTACCTGCAACCAAGTCAGTAGTAGTGCTTTCGTCTAAGTCATCTTCTAACAATTCGCTAACAAATGACCATGAACGAGGTGTTGCAAACGAACGGCTTGCTGACTTTGGATCAAAATCATACAAGTCTTTTTTTGCAAAAGTCAAATAACCAACAACATCTGTGTGTTGATTATTATCTACGGACCAGTTAAACCAGTCATCAAAGTTAACAGCAAGTTCCAAGTGGATAAAACGGTTAGCCAACGGAGCAGGCATACGATATGTAACACCTTTATCGCTTTCACGGTTACCGGCCGCCACAATAATAACATTGTCTGGTAGTTTGTATGTACCTACTCGGCGATTCAAAATCAGCTGGTATGCTGCCGCTTGTACAGCAGGTGCAGCCGAGTTCATTTCGTCTAAGAAAAGTACAATATTGTCGTATTGTGCTGCCATTTCTTCGTCTGGCAGTTCACTTGGAGCACCCCATGCCATTTTAACATTGTTGCTGTCAAAATATGGAATACCTTTAATATCGGTTGGATCCCAAAGACTCAATCGAATATCAATAAGATGAGAGTTAGAAAAAGTTTCTCCGACTTGTCTTACAATATCGGATTTACCAATACCCGGAGGACCCCAAAGAAAAACAGGACGCTTTTTATGCATTGCATGACGAAGAGCGTTTTTTGCTTTACTTGGAGAAACTGTGCGAATTACGTCTGACATTTTATATTCCTTTTAGATTTGTTTTCAGTGCCTATACAGTACAATAGCATTAACTGCTATTAGTGTCAACCTTTAAAGTAAAGTTTTGCGATATTTTTTCGATCGCTGGCACCGATGCCTTGCAACCAAAGAAAGTAATCAAACCCTTGACTGTGTTCTTCGATGTTGCAGTCTTCAGCAACAGCTAGGTGCCGCAGTGCAGATTTCCAGTTGCAGTTAGCAACCTTCATAACGCCTGCTACGCTTTTGCGAAAACTAACAATAGCCTGCTCTTCAGCAGCCTTTTCGGCAATGTTGTTGCGCTCTAGTTCGTCGCACAACATATCCCAAATACGCTGTTTAGTATTAGCTGGAGATTGTGTCCATTCCTCCCAGAAGTATTCACGTGGACGGAACCCACGTGCGTCTTTGTGAAGATCGGAGATGATATCGTCGCTATAATCGTACATTGTATTGCCCTTTGTGTATTTGCCCTATACACTTAATATAACACAAGTACTACAGAAGTCAACCTCTTTTTTTCAACTTTATACTAAAACTTCCAGGATTATGTTCGGTCTGAACACATTCTCTAATGCGTGAATGATTGCTTGCCCACGTATGTATTTCGTGCATCATAGCACCTTGCCCTGTAATAACATGACATTTCTTATATCCTTCGAGATATGCTTCTTCTATTTGTTGATTGAAATGCCGCCACCCGCTTTGGATATGCAATCCGTGTAGATCAATTCTCATCCTGCTTCTGCCTGTTCATTGCTTTGGTTAACCCATACTTGCGTAAGTCGCCACTAAACAATCCAAGTTCAATTGCTTTACGTTCATCTGTAACCGTTATACTTCGATTTGTAAGATAGTAAGGGCAAGTTATAAACTTATCAAGATGTATTATAATCTGTGTAGTTAGTGGAATATCTCTTGGATATGGAATATCGTATGTGGTAATACCAATTTGATTTATAACATCAAATCCTTCTTCTGTAAGTCTTAGACCGCCATTGCCTTTGGTTCGTGTATTTTGCCACCATAATGGCATGTATTCTTTTACATTAATATCATTATAACTTTTATTAAGTTCTTTTAAAAAAAGTTTAGTATAAGTAACTTTATCAGTCAAACAACTTCTCACCTTCGGATAACATATAAACCGAAAAGTCATTGCAGTTAAACATAGTGTTTAGTTTTTTAGCTAGATTATGAGCATGTCCTGGATTTGAAAAACTAGTTTTCTTATATTTAGGCCCTGGATAGTTAGTTAACGCATTTGAACTTTTTAAGTTAAATGGTTTATCTTGATAGAACACAGCCCAAATAGCTTCCGCATCTAAAATCTGTTCACATTTATAGGTAACTTTATTTGTGTATTCAAGTCTAACAACTGGCTTAGGTCTACTCATAATGCGTGTCCTTCTATTAACTACGCATATATTTATCTTTTTACCAAGCCCCAGAGTCCATATTTACTTCAATAACTTGGTCTTCATTAAGTTTTTCAAGTTTACTGTCGATGATTTTTTCTAAATCACCGTGCAGTCTTGCCATAACTTCACCTAGTGTAAGTGCTAATATCTTTGCTTGATTTATATCAAGTCTTACTTCTCTTGCTTTACTTTGTTCAGCAGTCTTAACCATTTGGATTAGTTGCTGTATTGGCATTGTATTAATTGGCTCTATTGACATTACTTAGTGCTGCTTTCATTTCTAACTCGGTCTTGTATGGACCTAGATATTCATTACGTTCAATAGTAATTAGCTTTGGACAATAACTTTTAAGCCAGTTAACATTAAACTTAACAAGATAATATCCAGCACAGTATACACTTTTAGATTTTTTACTTTTGGTAAACAATGGTAGTTTATTTTTAATATCAAACATACTATTGTAAGGAGTTGTACGTGTTGGATATCCATGCACTTCTCTACTTGAGAGTTTTTCCTCATTTTTAATATTTGCGACTAAAAAGTTTTTACCAAATGTTTTTTTTAACTGATTTTCACTTTTATAAAATTTAACAGATCCTTTTTGACTAACAACAAATCCATCTTCATTTTTACTTAATGTACCTACACGGACACCTTCTTCTTCTACAATCCAAAACTTATCGTCTAGTACTGGTTTTGCTTTTACTGTCATTTATTATACCTCGCTTGTAATGGATCTGCATAAGATGCTGCTTGGTCTGCAATACGTTGCATATCCCATTTAGCACAAAACTTCATAAGACGCATACCAACTTGTGTAACATCTTTAGGTTCTACTTCTGCAACAGTATTTTCGATTTCTTGTCTAATATGTTCAGGCTGTGCAGTTAAATCACACAGTGTAACATTGCGTGTATAGTCGTCAAGTACACGATGCTCTACACCTTCGTGATCGGTCCAGCGTTGTAGCATCATATTATTCCAACTAAAGCCTTTAGTAGTTTTATCAGCATAGGCTTCAAGTAGACCTACTTTATTCTTAGTACCTTTCTTACGTACACCAGGATAAGCACTAAACACATTATCACTAGTGTCACCACGCATACACTTTTCAAACAACATAAAGTCGGGTTCAGGTGCAGGCTTAATCTCTTGTGTTTTTTTGTCTACAACAGCAATGCCTTTGTCGTCAAAATAACCTTCGTGTGTAATAGTCATTTTAGCAATACCGTTGTATTGTTTTACATTAGGCGCAATAAGTTGTGCAAAGTCGCCATCAGTGCTAATAATAACATGATTGTCATTAGGGTGTGCTTGTACCCAACCAGCAATAAGATCATCTGCTTCTAGTACAGGATTTTGCACTACAGTACAGTTAGTTTTTGTACTTACAAAGTCTTTAAACTCATCAAAGATCTCCCAAAACAACGTATCTTCTTCTTGTTGTTGTGCTGTCATTGCATCGCGATGTTCTTTGCGATTACGTTTGTATGGCTCGTAATAGTCTTTTCGCCAGCTGCGACCTTCTAAACAAAACACAACGTGATCTGCATTAAAGTCTTGCCAAGCCTTCTTAACACTGTTGAGTGTAATATGCAGTGCCATGCCAAGTTTAGTATCGACATCTCCACGTACTACGTGTCTTGCACGAAAGAATGTATTTGCTGTGTCTACTATTACGTAAGTTGTCATTTAGATGCCTCTGTTATTTGTTTAATGTTACTACTGATTGTAGCATTAAATTCTTCATCTGTCAAGTCATAACGTAATCCTTCTGACAACGCTCTACTAAAGCTCGCACTTACATCGTCATTAAGTCCAAGTCTATTACACGCTTCGTTTGTGCTGTATCCTCCACTCAAAAACACAACACGTTCTACATTAGGAAACACTGTGAGATTGTGATACAAGTTGGGTACTTCTGGCGGTGTTAGTTTAAGAATACATTTACCTGGAAACTCATCTAGGAACTCTTGTAAATGAAACATAAGAGCTGATTCAACTTTAGCTTTAATAGGATTGTCGATAGGTACTTCGGGCTCAATGATTGGTACAAGCCCATGCTCCCAAATAGTACGAGCAAGTGTAAACTGTTGTTTAAGCACAGGATGAATCATGCCTATACCTTTAACAATGCTACGCATCTTTGTACCATAAATCTTAGGACCAATGCCGTTTGTGGCCCACTCCAACATCTGCTTTACTGGAAACTGTTTGAGTGTTCCGTCTTCATCACAGCCACTGTCAATCTTTAGGAACGTGTCAATACCTTTTTCATCCAAGATGTTAACCATGCCACGTGTAACTGTGTCTTGGTAGAGGATTGCTGCCCAGATGTTTTTGTCGTTGAAGTCAGGACTGTTGACCATTCTAAGACGCATAGCATGAACTTTCTCCATTTT